TGCAGACGGTGAGGCCGAGTATGAACTGCCCGATCTGCGCGCATTCTCCAGGGACCTGGAGAGGACCGCACCGGTAGCAACTGGGGCGATCGAGACTAGGGTTTCGCACATTGTTGGAACCGGCCTCAGCCTACAAAGCCGAATTGATGCCAAGGAGCTGGGACTGTCGGATGAACAGGCCAGCGAATGGCAGAGCATGACCGAGCGGCGCTTTGGAATGTGGGCAGAATCGCAGTATGCCGATCGCCATGGTGAGCTTTGTTTTTACGAGCAGCAGCAGCTGGCATTGCGCTCGCACGATTCCAGTGGTGATGTGTTTGTACTGCTCGGCGATAAGGGCCGCGAGGATTGGCCGTTTCGGTTGACGATGCAGATTGTTGAGGCTGATCGGGTTAGTAATCCAGATGGAGGGATGAATACCGCCACGCTGATTGATGGCGTAGAGCGCGATGACGACGGGGAACCAGTAGCAATCCATGTTTCTCGCTACCACCCAGGCCGGCTGATCCCTCGAGCCGCCAACACATGGGAACGGATCCCGTACCGGGGCAGCTCTGGCCGCCGCAATGTCTTGCACTTGAAGGAAGTGAAGCGGCCCGGCCAAACCCGTGGGCTGCCGATCCTGGCCCCGATCATTGCCACAATCAAACAGATAACCCGGTACACCGACGCCGAAGTGGACGCGGCGGTGAACAGCGCAGCGCTGGCGCTGTTTTTGCAGATGGACCCGGAGGCCTTTCAAGAAACGAGCATTTTCAGCGATGACGAGCGGGGCAAGATTTTGGCCGCAGCTGGTGGCTGGGATGGCACGATCGAAAGCGGCCGAGCCATAAACCTGATGCCAGGCGAAAGCGTTGTCAGCCCTACCCCTGGCCGCCCAAATCCAAACTTCGACCCATTTTTTGGGGCGATGCTGAACATCTGCAGCATGGGCCTAGGGATCCCTAAGGAAGTGCTGGCCAAGGCCTTTAACGCGAGCTATTCCGCCAGCCGTGCTGCATTGATGGATGCGTGGCGCACCTGGCAAATTAAGCGAGTTTGGCTGGCCCAACGGCTATGCCAGCCCGTTTATGAGGAGTGGTTGGCCGACGCCGTGGCACTGGGGATCATCCAGGCGCCAGGGTTTTTTGCTGACCCTTTCATTCGGTACGCATGGAGTCAGACCAGCTGGTGCGGCGATGGCCCTGGGGCCCTCGATCCGTTGAAAGAGGCCATGGCTGCCGCCAAGCGCATGGAGGAGGGCATCACCACCCGGGCTGAAGAAGTTGTGGCCTATGACGGCGGTGACTGGGAAACCAAGCACCGGCAATCCGCGAGGGAGATGGCGGCCAGAGTGCGCGATGGCCTGCAGGTGCCTGCCGTTGCGGTTGCGGTGCCACCACCTGACCCCAACAGCACTACCGATTAGATTGGGCCCATGACAGTTCTTGATGTCCTAAATGCACCCTGGGCGATCCTGCCCAACCGCTTGGAAGAAATTCAGGCGATCTACGCGGCCCGCAGCCGTGGGGAAGAACTGGACATTGCGGCATTAGAGGCCAGGATTGGCCGGCCACTGGGGACCGAGCAGCAGCAGGGCTATGAGGTGCGGAACGGCGCGGCATTGATCCCGCTGCATGGCGTGTTGGCCCAGCGGATGAACCTGATGACCAACATGTCAGGCGGCACGAGCACCGAGCTGTTCGCCCGTGATGTTCAGACCGCAGCGGCAGACCCCACCGTCAAGGCCATCATCCTGCTGGCGGACACCCCAGGCGGCACCGTGGCCGGCACCCAGACCGCAGCGGCGGCGGTGCGGGCGGTGCGTGGTGTGAAGCCGATCGCCACCATGGTTCAGGACTTGATGGCTAGCGCCGGGGTTTGGATTGGTTCCGCTACGGGTCTGGTGGTACTGGCTTCTGAGACTGCTCAGGTTGGCTCGATCGGTGTTGTAGCGACCCATGTTGACGTAAGCCAGCGAGAGCAGGCGATGGGGGTCAAGACTACCGAGATCGTGGCCGGCAAGTTCAAGCGGGCGGCATCGCAGCACGGCCCGCTGACCGAAACCGGCCAAAAAATGATTCAGGATCAAGTAGACTATTTGTACTCGCTGTTTGTCAATGATCAAGCTGCCGACCGTGGGGTATCGGTTGAGCGTGTTCTTGATGACATGGCTGATGGGCGAATGTTCATTGGTCAACAGGCGATTGATGCGGGCCTTGCGGACCAAATCAGTAGCCTGGACATGCTGATAGCTCAACTCACTGCAACCCCTGGCGCCTCCACTGGTGGGCGCTCTGCCCCCTCCACCCAGCCCCCTGCCCGTTTTGCTATGGATGAAAATCAACCCGCCCCCCAGACGACTGCCGAATGGCTGGCGGCCAACCCCGAGGTCGTCGCATCGTTGCGGGCCGAAGGTGCTGCTGCCGAACGCCAGCGGATCGCCGACGTTCGTGCTCGGTCGCTGACTGGCCATGAAGCCTTGATTGACCGTTTGGCCGCTGATGGTAGAACCAGCGGACTTGAAGCAGCCGATGCTGTTCTGGCCGCTGAAAAAGCCAACCTGGCCAATCGCGCTGCCATTCGCATGGTAGACGCTGCGCCTTCGGTGTCATACGCCCCAGCCCCTGAGGCGTTAAGCGAGGCAAAAACGCCCGAAAGAATTGAGCCTACCGCCATCGAAATGGCCAACAAGGCTAAGGAGCTGGTGGCCAAAGCCAAGGCTGATGGCCGGACGCTTTCCGCTACCGATGCCGTGGCTCAGGCCCGGCGCGAACTCATCCAATCCTGAGGCCATTGCCATGCGTAACCAAGGACTAGTTAAACCCTTTGTGGCCGGTGCTGCGATTAACCCCAATCGCTTTTTAAAGTTTGGCGCTGGTGATCAGACTTTGATTCAAGGCGCTGCTGCCGGTGATTCTATTTTCTGCGTTTCCGATGACGTGGGATGTGCATCTGGTGAACGAATTGATGCCGTATTGACCGACATTGCCACTGTCGAGTATGGCGGAACTGTTACCCGTGGCGACTTGTTAATGAGCGATTCAACGGGTCGAGCTATCGCCGCCACTGCATCTGCTGGTTCAAATGTGCGAACTTGCGGCATTGCATTAGTTAGCGCTGTTGTAGGCGACAAAGGCCCGGCACTTCTTTCCCCCGGTTCTTTTCAAGGTTGATCCTTCCCCCCCTGATGCACTAATTCAATGGCTTATCAGAACTTTCCTTTTCCGATCCAGCAAGAGCTTACAGCAATCGCTCTTGCTTACACCAACCGCGCTTACATTGCTGATGAAGTTTCACCGCGAATCCCGGTTGGCTCTCGGGAGTTTAAGTGGTTGCAGTACAACCGCGATGAAATGTTTACCGTACCTTCGACCTTGGTCGGTCGCAAAGGTGTGCCCAATGAAGTTCAGTTTGGCTCGACTGAAGTTTCTGGATTTGTCAAGGATTATGGGCTTGATGACCCGGTGCCAAATGATGACATTAGCAACGCCCCTCCGGGTTACGATCCTATAGGACATGCAGTTGAAGGTCTTGCTGAGCTGGTTGCTTTGGATCGAGAAAAGCGAGTAGCTGATTTGTATTTCAATGTAAACACTTATCCCGCAGCTAACCGCACTACCCTTAGCGGTACTTCTCAGTGGTCGGATTATACAAACTCTGATCCCTATTCCGCCATCATGGCGGCGCGTGATGGCATGTTGATGCCGTTTAACACTGCCGTGTTGGGTCGCTTGGCTTGGTCTAAACTTCGGGTTCACCCAAAGATCACAGCAGCCCTGGCCCCATCCAGCACTGGAAACACTGGCACCAGCAACGCAAATGGCGCTCCGGCATCTGTGCAAGCCGTTGCCGAATTGCTTGAGCTGGATCGGTTGCTGATTGGTGAAAGCTGGATCAACACTGCCAAGCCTGGCCAAACCCCAACACTGGCCAGGGTGTGGGGCAAGCATATGGCTTTGTTCCACAACAACCCATTGGCCTCTATTCGTGGCAATGCCATCACTTTTGGCTTTACCGCCGAATTTGGCAACCGGGTAAGCGGCAGTATCCCAGAGCCAAAGACCGGCTTGCGCGGCGCTCAGCGGGTGCGGGTGGGCGAAAGCGTTAATGAACTCATTTGCGCTTCTGATGTTGGCTACTATTTCCAAAACGTTGTCGCCTGATCATGCCCTCCTACACCGTTCTCAATGGCCCCGTTGACCACGACGGGGCCCGCTATGAAGATGGCGCCGAGATCCCCCGGCTATCTGCTGAAGAAGCCGCCGCTCTAGTGGCCCTGGAGGTTATTGGTGCCACGCCTGAAAGTGGCAAGAAGGTTAAGGCTGCGGAGCCTGGCGACTGATGGACGACCTGGATGACTTCCTAGACCCGGACTTGGATGTTGTCCCCGTGATAGCCGGCGCCATTATTGGCGACGGCTATCTTGATTTGAACAGTGAAATGATTTTTGATGGCAACTTAACAATAATTGATTACATGTTGACTGCACAAACTAGCAAGTTTGGAGGGTTGGGATATGGTACAGCAATTAGCGTAAATGGCGAAACGTATAAAGTGGAAATGTCACCGCAACGGTTTGACGATGGCAAGTTTTGCAGGATCCCGCTAGCCAGAGTCGACGCCCCAGAAGAGATGGTGGTGATCCTGGATGGCGACCCCGGCGACGATCCAACCACTGAACCCACCGAGACGGTTCTGATCTTGGATGGGGGCGGATCGTGACGACATATAACAGGCAAAAAACCATAATTGTAACAAGGCATTCAACAGAAGCCGAGGCAATTCAACAGAATTTTAAACTGGTTAAGGGCGAAGTATGGCGGGAAACTGATAGCACGGGACACCCAACTGGCAGAAGCAAGACCGGGTTCGATGGCCAGGTTGTCAATAACGTCATCGTTGGCACGGCGTTTGTTGATCTGCCATTTGACCCAATTGGCGCAGGCCCACCTCTCTATGTCATCACGACCACTTACACCGCCAGCGGCGCAATCCTGCCCACTGACAACGTATCGTTGGTCAACGCTGCCAACCCCGCAATTATGACCTTGGCAGCAGGCCCCAGCGATGGCCACGGCCTACTGGTCAAGCGCCTTGGCGCTGGCGCTGTAACGATCACAGCAAATCTGGACAGCACGATCTCTAGCATCGTGGCCGATTCGACGACAATTAAAGAGTCGGTAGTGCTGTCCTGGTCGTCGGGGCTGGGCACCTGGCTCATCCTATGATTAGACTAGGCGCACTCAGAGACTCCCATGGCCTTTCAATTTTCGGTACCAGCGCGCAACGGTGCGCTAGACGCAATCGAAACGGCAGCAGGTACG